AGCGACTGGCGTGAACGGCTGGCGGAAAGTGCGCGCCCGCCAAAAGGAGAACGAGAGCATGAGCGACAAGATCGAGACCACTGACGAGATTTCCGAAACCACCGATCCCGCGGAGATCGAGACGGGGGAGTGGGAGCTGGATGGCGAGATCGGTCCCCTCGACGACGACAGCCCCGAGTTGCTGGCCCCCGAACAGCAGCCCACGCGGGTGGATGTCGTGCCGCTGGGGTGGGGCGTGCGCGTTGACGGCGAGCTGGAAGTGGCAGACCTGACCAAGACCGAGGCCAGCAGGCACGCCAAGAAGCTCGCCAAGGCCCGCCGGCCGGCCGAGGTCACCTTCTACGCCGCGAACGGCCTGGACTGGCTGCGCAAGGAACAGATCCGATGAGCGAGATCCTGACGCACTCCCGGCTCGCCTGCTTTCGCACCTGTCCGCGCAAACACTGGATGCAGTACGAGCTCGGCATCCGGCCCGACACGGACAGCTTCGCCCTCCGTGTTGGCAGTGCCTTTCACGCCGCGCTCGACATGTTCGAGAAGGGCATCCAGCCCGACGAGACGCTGCAACGTGCGCTTGAGGACCCCTACGACCTGGCCTTGGTGGCCGCGATGGTCTACGGGCACATGGAACGCTGGAACGGCGAGCAGCTTGAGGTGGTCGCGACGGAGCTGCAATTCGACATGCCCCTGCGCAACCCGGAGACGGGAGCGCCGACGCAGACCTGGCGCATGGCCGGCGTAATCGACCGCATCGTTACGCTGCCTGATGGGCGGCTCGCCCTGATGGAGCACAAAACGACCTCGCGCGACTTCTCGCCGGGTGCTGACTACTGGGTCCGGCTGCACATGGACATGCAGCTTTCCATCTACGTGATCGCCGCTCGTGAGCTGGGCTACGACATCGCGACGATCCTGTACGACGTGACCCGCCGGCCGCAGTTGCGCCCGCTCAAGGCGACCCCCGAGGAGAAGCGCAAATACAAGGCCACCGGGGAGCTGTACGCGAACCTGCGGGATCGCGACGAGACGCCTGAAGAATTTGCGGCGCGCGTCGGCGGCGATATCGAATCGCGCCCGGACGACTACTTCGCACGCATCGAGATCGCGCGGCTGGATCAAGACCTTGAGGAGTGTGCCGCGGAACTGTGGGCCCAACAGCGCGCGCTGCGTGAGGCGCAGCTGGCGAACCGATGGTACCGCGACCCCGGTGCCTGTTTCTCGCCCTATCCGTGCGCATACCTGCCGATTTGCCAGAATCGCGACCTCGAAGAAGTCACGCCAACAGGGTTCATCCGAAGTGCACAACAGCACCCGGAGCTCGCCACGCAGGGGGGCTAGCCCCTGCATGCCCTGCCGGGGCTAGCCGGCAAGTGGAGGACTGAGATGGCAACAGCGACAGCAAAACTTCCGCCCCCGCCCAAGGCGAACGGGGCACCCAAGGGCGCCGCGCCGAAGGCCGACAGGCCGTTCGCGGTCACGTCCGGACTGGTGTCCGGGCCGCAGAGGATCGTGCTGTACGGTCCCGGCGGCATCGGCAAGTCCACGTTGTCGGGGCAAGCCCCCGGCGCCGTGGTGATCGACCTGGAAAGCGGTACCCGCGAGATCGACCTTCAGCGCATCGAAGGCATCGAGACGTTTTCGGAGTTGCGGGCGTGCCTGCGCTCCGACGCGCTGGAAGGGTTCGGCACGGTGGTGCTCGACACGGCGACGAAGGTCGAGGAGCTGGCGGTGGCGCATACGCTGGCCAGCGTGCTGCACGACAAGGGCCACCACGTCGACAACCTCGAAGGCTACGGGTTCGGCAAGGGCTACATGTACGTGTACGACACGTTCATGTTGCTGCTACAGGATGTCGACTACAACGTGCGGCAGGGTCGCAACGTGATCCTGGTGGCGCACGAGTGTGTCGACAACGTGCCGAATCCGACCGGCGACGACTGGATCCGGTTCGAGCCGCAATTGCAGTCGCCTCGGAGCGGCAAGGCCAGCATTCGCAACCGCGTCATCCAGTGGGCCGACCACGTGCTGTTTGTGGGCTACGACGTGGTGACGAGTGACGGCAAGGGCAAGGGCGGCGGTACCCGCACCATCTACCCTGCCGAGCGGCCGACGCACCGGGCGAAGTCGCGCACGCTGCCGCCGGACCCGCTGGTGTTCCAGAACGCTGCCGACACTTCGATTTGGCAGCTCATCTTCGGAGGTGGGCAATGAGCAGGGCGCTGGATCGAGAAGGCATCTTCAAGGCCGTCCCGTTCAAGTGGGATGTGCAGAAGGCGCAGTCTGGTGCGGTGGCTGTGTCGATGGGATTCGAGATCAAGGCACAGCTCGACGGGTCCGAGTGGATCGACTGGTCGGAGTACGACGCTCACCACGTCTACGGCTCCTGGTGGGTCGTGAAGCGAGACGGATCGGTCAATCAGCCGGCGGTCGAGCAGCTGGCGTCTTGCCTCGGCTGGACAGGCAGGTTGTCGGACGTGGGCGGCGACGCCCCCGAGATCGTGGTGCAGATCACGGTGAAGGAAGAGACGTTCGAGGGCAAGACGCGCATCAAGGCGACCTGGATGAACCCCGAGGACTACGTGCCGGAGGGGATCGGTGCGAGCGACGATGAGGTGCGGGAGATCGAAGCGCGCTTCGGATCGTTGCTGCGTGCTGCGGCGTCGGGTGCGGCGAAGGCCAAGCCGAAGGAGCCGCCCCCGCCGCAGGAAGGGCCACCGCCCTTGTCCGACGACGACATTCCTTTCTGATCGACTGGGAGGAGAGAACCGTCAATGACCATCACCATCCCCGGCGAGGTCGCGTGATCGTCCTCTGCATCGACCCAGACCCGAACGGCGGCACGTGGGTCGAGCTGCGTGACAACGGAGAAGTGCTGTACCACGAGCGCAATGCCACGGTCGAATCGCTCGCTCGCCTCATGCTTGCGCGTGAGTTCAATGTGATCGAGGACGTTCAGGCGATGGGGATGCCGGTCGGCCGGAGCATCTTCGAGACGGTCAAGAACATCGGGTATTTGAAGGCCTATGCTGCGGTCTACAAAACCAACTTCGACGACACGCTGACCCGCCCGGCGATCAAGACGGCACTCTGCGGCTCGGCGCGGGCCAAGGACGGCAACGTCCGGCAGGCGATCATCGACCTGTACCCGGCCACGGGCGGCGGCAAGACGCCGCAGATTGGCACGAAGGCGCAGCCGGGACCGCTGTATGGAATCGCTGCTGATGAATGGGCGGCACTTGCCTTGGGCCTGGTGTTTCTTTCCAAACAAGGTCTCGGGCCGCTGGCAAAGCGGGATCGACCATGAACGACGTACAACCCGGAGGAAAAGCATGAGCAAGGTTGAGAGGATGCCGTACATCGTCTGCTGTGGCACCAATGGCCGGTGTGTGGTGTACGGGTACAGTGAGACCGAGCCCGAACAGGCGCAACCGGCACGACTGCACGACGCCCGCATGATAGTGAGATGGACGGAGAATGGCCTGCTGGGTGTGGCCGCAGAGGGTCCGCGGGACGGCTCGCGTATCACGTCGTCTGTGGCTACCACAGTGACCTCGCCCGTAACGGAGTGGGTGGCGGTGTCGGCCGAAGCTGCCGAGAGGATCGACGCATGGCCGGCGCTGTAATCACCGGCTCCGGCTCCGGCGACGGCTCCGGCTACGGCTACGGCTACGGCTACGGCTCCGGCGACGGCTACGGCTACGGCTACGGCTCCGGCGACGGCTACGGCTACGGCTCCGGCTCCGGCCTCGGCGACGGCTCCGGCTACGGCTACGGCTACGGCTACGGCTACGGCTCCGGCGACGGCTACGGCTACGGCTACGGCTACGGCTCCGGCGACGGCTACGGCTACGGCAAGAGGATAGCCGTCGTAGCTGGCTGCTCGGTGCGTCTCATGGCCGTGTGGTCGCTGGTGGCAGTGGGCTGCGAGGTCCACACCATTGCGCACTGGCGAGAGCACTGGCGGGAGATCGCTGCTAAGTACTGTGATGACGTGGACGAGCCGAAGGTGGCGGGCCTGCTGGCGCAGTACGGCAAGCCATGATCGCGCTGCTGATGGTGGTGCTGTTCCTGCTCGCATGGGTCGGGGCGTCGGTCTTTCTCGGCGTGATGCTTGGGCGGTTTTTCTGGAGGATGGGACGATGACGAGGCAGACGTTTTACCGCAGGTTGCGGCAGGAGGATCCGAAGCGATGGAAGTTGAATGAGGGTGCCTTCCGCCACTGGTCTCATATCAGACGGGACGATGGGTGCTGCCCGTTGGGGGCGATGCCGGAATCAAGGAAGTCTTTGCCTCACTGGTCGGATGCCGTGCTGGACCTGCAAATGACAGAGCAGTACGCGCGGTCGATCACGTGGGCGGCGGACTATGCCCCGCGAGACTTGAGCGCCAACGACCGCCGTATCCGTGCGGCGATCCTGCGGAACCTGGGGATCGAGGAGGTGTCGTGAGCAAGCTGGCGGATGAGATCAGGGAATGGGCACTGGACGCAACGCCGTCCGGGAGAATCCGAGCGTTGCATCCGCGAGAGCTGCGGGAGGCGCTCGCGCGCGCCCGCAATGATGTGGTGGTTATGTCACGGGTGCAGCCCCACGAGTACCGTAAGGCCCGTGCAGACGAGATCGCGAGGGAGATTGACGGAGTGCTGGACCCCGAGCCCGGAGGCGAATCGTGAGCGAGAGAGAGCTGATCGAGCTGCTGAGCAACCTGATGGAGTGCGAGCACATGGGCGACGTAACCCGGGCCGTACACGTGCTCGGTAGGCGCCTGGGCGTGTTGATCGAGGGGTCTCATGGAGATTGGACGACGGGGGATTGGGAGGCGCTCGAAGAAGCGCAGGCCGCGCTAAACCCCGAGCCCGGAGGCGAGTCGTGAGCGAATCCTGCACCGCCCGCTGCTGGACGCCGGTACCGTGCCCGGAGTGCGGGAGTGATCTGCCGCCACGTGGTCGTGACGTTGGCTCCCGCCATATCAACGCCTGCTGCGAGGGGCCATGGCACGAGAGTCACAACCCTCGCCACCTGTGGAGCGAGCACGACAGTACACGCCACTACACCGACCCCGAGGGATGGGCTGCGCATGTATCGGGGTGCGCGGAATGCCGAGAGGATGAGGAGTCGTGAGCATCTTCTGGCGGGGCGTGACGGCGACGGCGCCGCGGGAGTGCAGGGTGGTGCTCGCATACCGCAGCGGCGATTTGTACCCGGTGATCGCGTCGAGGACGTGCTACGGCGACCACGACGAACGTTGGACGCTCGAAGAAGGCGGCCCCGAGGACGGCGAGGACAGGAAATTTCCGGTCGCTGGTGATGCTGGCTGGCAACCCGACTGGTGGGCGCCGATCCCTGAGTTGCCGGACGAGGAGCAAGGCACGTGAGCGAGCGACCGATCATCTTCGGCGCCGAGAGCGTTCGCGCGATCCTCGCCGGCCGGAAGACGCAGACGCGGCGGTTGGTGAAGACCCCCGAACGGCTGGACGGCGTGATGTTGGCCGGCGAGGAGGGTGAGTGGTGCCCTTACGGGCAGCCCGGCGGCACGCTGTGGGTGCGGGAGACGTGGCGGCCTGCCGCTCGGCTCGCCACTGAGTACCTAGTCGAATACAGGGCTGGAGGAGAGCTGACACGGGACGCGGGGATAGATGGCGTCGCCGGTGATCTCGACGCGGCGATCAGCGAGCCACGCTGGCGCTCACCGATCCACATGCCCCGCTGGGCGGCCCGCCTGTTCCTGCGCGTCGAGGGCGTGCGCATCGAGCGGTTGCAGGAGATCAGCGAGGCGGACGCGAAGGCTGAAGGTTTCGATCCGTGGTTGGCGGGACATGGGCCGGTGGACCCGCGTTATGCGGAGCCCGCTGCCGTGTACGACGCGAGCTATCGGGATGCGTTCGAGGTTGCCTGGGACGAGATTCAACGAAAGAGTCCGGCGTCCAAGCGCGCGCCGTGGGAGAGCAACCCCTGGGTGTGGGTGGTGACGTTTTCCGTGCTCGATCGAGAGGAGCAAGGCTCATGAGCAACGGCGCATCAAGAGAAAATAACTTGACGAAAGAACAGCTTGCCGAGGCGCTCAACGGACGTGAGATCGGAGCCGAGATCACGCCCGAGGAGGAGCGGATGGCGAAGGATTACGGCCTCGTCGTCATCTTCGGCGCGTCCGAACGGGAGGACGGTTGCTCCTGGACGTTCCGCACCGGCATTCCTCACGCGACCTTCAACATCCTCGAGGATGGCGATCTCTTCTGTCGCGGCATCGTCGTCGACCTGCGCGACCTGGCGCCCGAGGAGGCCGAGCGGGCCTCCGCCGAAAAAAACCTTGGCGAGCTGCGAAAGTACAACGCCCAGTGGCACGCGCAGGCCGACAAGCATTTCGGGAAATACCTGGAGTGGCGCGCACGAGCTGAGAAGGCCGAAGCCAAAGTGGCGGAGCTGCAGGAGGCTTGGAACCTTGATTTCAAGGCAGAGCTTCGCAATACGGAGCACATCAACATCCTGGAAGCCGAGGTCGCCAAGCTGCGGGAGGCGCTGGCGTACATCGGGGACGAGGAAAGCGGCTGGCGGTTCCGGGTCGACCCGCTCGAACACGCCCACTCGGTGATCGAGCAGATGCGCGAGCGCGCCCGCGCCGCGTTGGACCCCGAGCCCGGCGGTGATGGACGTGAGGACGGCATGAGCGACCGAGACCCGATCAAGGCAGCGCTGGCAGTGTGCGAGGCGACAGAGGCGAAGAACTGGTACGAGCGGGAACTGCTGGTGCAGCTGCTCGTAGGTGAGACGGTGACGCTGGACCAGGACGCCCTGTTCATCGAGACCTTTTCGCCGGCCACCGTTGCGGCCATGCTGAAAGCGTTGGAGCTGGCGCGGGAGGCGCTGGAACGAGACGACGATACGTACAACGGACGCGCGGAGGACTCCGAAGCGTGGCAACACCACCGGCAGATGCTCCGAGAGGCAGCCCTCGCCGCCATCGACGCGCTGCCTATGCCCGGAACGGAGGTGAGCGATGAGTGAGCGCGCTGCGAGCGAATGGCGCGAATGCCGTTGCGGGCACAATATCTACGACCACTACAACTGCGGTATTCCCGAGCGAATGCCCTGCCTCACGATGGGCTGTTCGTGCCTGAACTACGCACCACAGCGTGATAGGAAACCGCGGTTCCGGCTCGACGCGGAGCCCACCCCATGAAGTCGCACGAGAAGCTGCGAGAGATCGCGAAAGGGCACGGCCTTCCTCGCCGCGCTCCACGAACCGGAGGACGGAGCATGATCCGATCGCTACGTTTCGCCCGCGGCCAGTGGGGCGCGCTGCACGCGACACGCCACGGCACACGAGCGCTCTGCGGCCGTCACGTTGTGGAGATCCCCGCCGGCACCATCGTGGCTGCCAGCGAGCCGACGTGCGCGAAGTGCAGAGGAATGGCACGCGCAGCCGCGGGCCATGTCGCAATCGGAATCCTGACGGACCAGCTGAACGACGAGAGCGTCGAGCCCGAGGTCCGTGCCGCGCTCGCTCGACTGGTGAGCAGCGCAGAACGGTGGTGGGGCAAGCCATGACTCGCGCCACGGCACGCACCGGAAAGCCTGGTGGGACGGATGGGCGAGCGTGTCGTGGCATCCAGCCGGCCCGCGCCCACCCGGAGGAGGCTTCGGTGACGGGCCGGCTTCATCTCGGGCGCTGGCTCCGCTTGGGGGAGTGGTCGGAGCAATTGGTTCCGTGGCTTCTCGGTCAGATCGAGCCGAAAGCGGACGGCAGCTGGCATCGTACGCACGTCGTCGAGGTGGAGCCAATCGAAACGAGGACGGCATGACGATCACCGGCCGCGAGCTCGCGAAG